GGTGCTGTCAGATGGACAAGAGGGCAGGCCAGAGCCACCTATGCTTTATGATGGCAGGGCTGAGGCAGATATGCCTACACCATGCTGGATGGTCTATCTAGTAGAGGGCATAGGCACTACTGAAGCTGGCATAGCAAGTGGGAAAGAAGTAGCTATGTCCTTACTTGACAATAGCACTCTGGACAGCTTTAACACCCAGGCACTGGCTAATCCTACAATCAGAGGTGATGGAGCCTTGTTAGCGAGTATCTCTATGCCACCTGGAGCACCTAACAACTTTGTCAACACTATGTTACAGTCGGGACAGTTCACCAAGGACGAACAGAACATATACCATAAGGTAGAGAAGTAGTTAAGCTTGCTGGTGTCTATGTAAACTAGATGTAGCTAACTTGAGAAGAAGCGAAATCCTCCGAGCCAGCAAGTTGCCAGCTACCCTTGAGGTGACGATAGGGCATGAGAAAGGAAGTAGCAAGAAACACGGTGAACTCATGGCTACTAGCTGGCATTTATCCAGAGGCTCTGGTGGGGTGGTGCGATAGGGACGACTCCCCTCGCAAGGTTGAAAGCCTTGAGTCAGCCTCACCAGAGTCTATAAAAGGAGAATGATGGAAGATATATCTCTTGCCAATAAAGAACTTAATGAATGGTGTGGGACAAAGGATATAAACTTCTATGAAGGGATAGAAGCTCTAGGCAACCTGTTCAAGTATGTTGTGCCAAAACTAGAAGGATTTGCGATTATACTCACAATCCCAGGAGTGCCGAACTCAAGAAAGTATAAGGCAGGAGCAGACATAGGTAAAGGGGGTAGAGTAGTCGCAGGAGGTAATTGGGTGCCTAACTATAACGTCAAGGTAGCTATGAGCGGTGACCCTGCCTTGGCTATCTTCTGGGCAGTATATCCAGCGATAAAGGAGCAAAAGAATGGATAAAGAAACTGCGCAAAGGTTATTTGATGATTGGGATAAGTCGGCATTGTCAAAGGATTTTTCGCCTAGCAAAGAGCCTAAATACTGCTTTTCCCAGCCACAATTATTTGATTTGGTAGCCTTTATTTTTGGAACAGCCACTCAGGCTTTGAGCAAGGACAAGGGAAAAACAGATGCCTGATGAATTGATAGTGAAAGCCGATAAGGAATTGAGGGAAGAGGCAGCAAGGATTATCTGTTGCCTTTCAGATGACCCAAAGGAATGTGGTAGGTGTGCAAGAGATAAAGGTTGTCCTGACTCTTGGGCTGACGTAGCAAGGAAAGTAGACCAAACCCATAGCCTCTACCTCAGTCACAATAGGTATTTACTGGATTGGCTTAAAGAATACGCTAAACATGGGGGGCAGGAGCCGCTAGCTAATGTTCTGGAAGACATAAGGATACATTCACCATTTGAGAAGGAAGCCAGAGAACTCCACCGCAAGGAGTTTGAGAAGCTGTTTGAGGAGATTGAGGATTTTGCAGAGTCGGAGCCGATAGAACATTATAACTCCGCCTTGCAACTAGGGGAAGTTTTCTGTTGCGTTAGCATGGATGCAATCAAAATCCTGAAAGATAGATGGCTGAAGGAGAAGGAATGAACAATAAATTATTAGAGGAATTGAGGCTGACGGATGAGGAGATACTTGAGATACTAAAACCTATACTGCCACCTGAATTGTATGACATCTTGAAAGGGAATGCAGAGGACTTAGCAATTTACACCTCTGAGTATTGTGCTATTACCTGTGAGACTGTAAGGAAAGTCCTCAACCATCCTAAAATCCACATTGAGGCTGATAATCAGGAGTTGCCTTCTACCCGAACTGAAGCAAGGCTTTGGCCTGATGGACGGCCCCTTCATGATGGCCGCCTAAAGACTCCACAAGAGATTATAGACGATATGCTCATACCCAACAAAGATGGTGAGGTATGGATGAAGGTGAAAGTAAATGATAAACTACCTTAAGGAAAGCAAGACGGAATGTCCTGAATTGAGAAAAATCCAAGGTGATGACGAGATAGGTTATATCTGTAAGTTAGTGGATAAGTGGTGCCTTCGGGAGTATGGGCAGGATTGCGAGGAATACGAAAGGATAATGAAGGAGATATAGGATGGATAGAGTAGAAAACCCTGAACTAGCGCGTAAGGTCCTGAACCATTTAGCTGAACAGTATAACCTACTAGAGCGGCGTGAGCCTAACCACTTATCATCCTATGTATACTGCCTCACTAAAGGCTTCTTTGACCAGAAGAAACAAGCAATAGAGCCATCTGACCAGGAGATTATGTTGTTTGCTTTGGGCTATGGGCTACAGGATGTGCTTACACCAAGCGATGCAGAGGCTCCTGTCTATAAGCAGGATGGAATTATCTACCGTCCTGACTTAACCTTCATGCCAGGGTCAGATGTAAAGGCTGAAAGGTTAGGGGAGATAAAGACCACACGTAGGTCAGCTAGGAGACATGAGGAGAACTTACCTGAAACTTGGATAGACTACATGAAGGGTGGATGCTATATGAGAGGGACTACCCAGTATGACTTGATAGTGTTATATTTGATGGGCTCATATGCTCCCCCTTTTCCTTCTATCATGGCAGATACTATTACCTTCACAGAGGATGAGCTACAGGCTAACTGGATAAGGTTAATGAGTCGGAAGGCAGCTTATGATAATGCTTTAGAGACTAGCCAAACGCCAACTCCGTATCAGTATTGCTATGACTGGGAGTGTAAATACTGTCGCTATAGGATGGTATGTGAGGCCATCACATTAGCAGTCGGAAGAGATTATGAAGAGGAGGAGCAAAAGGATGAATGACTTTATTGGTGTCACAGCTATATGCGGAGATGAAGGGACTGGCAAGACTACTATGGGACTGACATTCAGCAAGCCTCTATTCCATCTTGACATAGATGTAGGAGGGATAGATAGGGCTATATGGAGAATGCCAAAGCTGAGAGTATCACATCTAGCCCCTGACCAGAGCCTTAAGGGAATTGACTGGAGTCAGGTTGATGTAGTGAGTAAGAGCTACCCTAAGCCAATACAGTTGGAAAGGCTGACAGGCACTACAGCCCCTGATAGTCCTGATATTCGTCTTACCTCAGTCAAGAAGGTTAGTGGTATGAGGGAGCTATGGCAGGCGATTACTATGGACTTTGTTACTGTCTGTCAGGCTCCTACCATCACCTCAATAATGATTGACTCATCAACTGCACTGTGGAACATAGCCCATAATACTCAGCTTCAGATAATCCAGGAGAAGCAGGTAGCAGAAGGAAAGATAAAAAGGGACGATGATTATAGGGAAAGGTTGATGCCTGTTGAGTATGGGCCTGCTAATGATAGAATGAGGCAACTGTTCCATACAGCCAGAGTGTTTAGGAAGAACCTTATACTAACACACTATCCGACTGATGAGTATGGCGCTGTGCCAGACGGTAAGGGAGGAATAGTGGACGGTAAGACTGGCAGGAAGATAATGGATGGGTTTAAGGAGACTGCAAAGCTGTCAGACCTGATAGTGTGGTTGAGGATAGGAGAGGTAGAAGTAGAAGGTAATAAACAGAAGACACCTCTTGCTAGCATTCTCAAGTGTGGGATACCTGGCATGGGACTTGGTGCAGTAGGGTTAGAGGTTATGGCTGAGTTTGAGGGGATAATTAACTTAAGGAATATGATGAAAGGAGGAGAGCAGACATGAGCCCTATAACAAGAAAAGAGTTTAAGAGAGGAAGGATGTTCTGGTGAAGGAGACTTTGGCGAAGTATAAGGAGGAGATAATGCCTATCATTTACACTGACGCAAACCCTAAAAGAATGGCTTATGTCGTGCTTGACGGACCTTCTGGTAGTGCTCCAGTTCCTAAACCTGATGTTACTGATAATGAGGCTGAGTATTATGCTATAGCCTATGGCATTAGCCAGTTTATAGCTGCTAGGGAAGGGCATGGGCATGAGCTAGATAGTCAACAATATGCTCAGGAAGGTAACGAGATTGCTAGGGTGTCAACACCAGCTAGCGTAACTCCAAGACCTATACCTCCAATTGAGATAAGGTCAGATAGTGAGGTAGTGGTTAAGCAGCTGTCAAGACAGTATCACATAGCGGCTGACAATTTGAGGAAGTTAGCTGAGGGGATTTGGAGACAGACTCAACACATAGATGTTAAGTTCACTTGGGTGCCTAGGAATGAGAACTTAGCAGGGAAGATGTTAAAATGATAGCATTAGAATGTCCCAACTGTTTGCATAAGGCAGAGCCAATGAGCGTGGTGAGCACGATATACAGTTGGAAGGATGGAAAGCCGCTATGGGTGATGCTTGGGCTTAAGTGTGGCGCTTGTGAGACATTAGTCATAATGGAGTTACCAATAGCACTTTACAGGGAAGGAAATAAGAAAAAGGAGAAGAAGGATGAGCCTGAAGGATGATATTAACAGAGCAGTCTATGAGGAGATACCAGTTAATAATGCTTGCCCTAAGTGTAGTAAGCTCTTGGATACTGATGATGTCCTCATAGACCCAGTAGGCAGAATGACAGCAGAAGATACCAGATCATGGGATAGGCTAGCTACTAAAGTCATTCGGGTAATAATAGAACATTTGGAGGAAGCACAATGAGAGTAAATGAAGAGCGAAAGAGTATGGACATGGAGGCTAGGGACTGGAACTTCATCATGCCTCAGTATCTGAAGGCGTATCTGTATAGGAGTAGGAACAACCTGCCAAAGGAAGTTATCTTCCCTATGTTTACTGAAGTGATAGACCCTAATACACAGCAGAAGATACCAGTCAGGTGGATAGACCCTTATAGCGGAGTAGCTCAGGAGATAGCTAGAGATGGCAGGAATGTTCCTGAGGTAACAGAGGAAGAGGAGAAGGTTATTGACAAGGTGGAAGAGACGGTAGCTGCTGCTAGAGAGGAGGCTGTTCTACCTCAGCCTGAAGCTGAACCTACACCAGAGCCAGCCGTTGAGGAGCAGATACAATCTGAGGTAAAGGAAGAGCCGTCTACCGCTACAGCTAAACCTTCACGGCCTGCTGATAAAGCATTTGGAGATAGTAAGCCACCTACTTATAATGTCGGCACTGACCAGCCGCCAGCTGATAGAGTTCCAAGAGGGCCTGAACGTCCTGCTGAAGCTGGAGAGCAGCTGTCAGATATGAGTCCGCCATCAGCTGAACGAGACCAAAGGTTAGCTCAGCGAGACATGGCTGATGAGCCAGATATAAATGAGGATGAGGAGATTGAGGCTAAGATAAGAACAGAGGCTCCAAATGATAATGGTTGACACCTCTGAGCCTGAGGATATAGTAAACCTTATTCGCCAGTCCGTTCCTGTGACAGTTGCTGAGCTAAACAGGATGCACATGAGTGACTATTACTTTGGGTCTGTTAGTGGTAAGACCATGCAGTGGAGTAGAAAGCAAGCTGGCGAGCTATTGGGAGATATGGATGAGGCAGAAGACCAACTTAGGGACTATTATCCTAATGCCGATAGTAGCTATCAGATAGTAGAAGGCATCATCTCCCCAGTGGAGCTGAAGTATCAGTCTGTTAGAAACTACAAGCAGGCATTTAGTAGAACAGGTAGCAGAGTTCCACCACCCACCTCCTCCCCTCCCTCCATCCGTGATTTTACCGCTAGCCTTTATGCTCATAAAGTAGAGCCTAGTGGCTTTATCCTCCCAGCTCATGGTTACAGTATCACCTCCTCAATGTATCATGCTTGGATACATCGGTTAGCGGAAGCAGGTATAGTAACATACTTTACGACCCACTGGGCTGAGACTGCTAGGCTACTCGTAGCAATCTATCGTAATGAGCAGAAGCCACCAGAGGAACACTCTACTCTACAAAGGATTATTAAGCCAAGGATAGCTATCAAAGAGCATAGCAACTTCGTAAAGGCTTTAGTCTACATTTCGCATACTTACAAGATAGGGATAGGAGAGGAGAAAGCCAAAGCGCTATCAACTAAGTTCAGTAGTATACTTGATATAGCTATGGCAGATATTGATGAGCTTTGTGAGTGTGCTGGAGTAGGAAAGACGATAGCCAAGAAGCTACTGAGCGCTATAGGAAGAGAGGAATAATGCCTCTCAAAGGTAGAGCTAAAAGAAACTACAACCGCACTATAAGATACGGTAACTGGAGGCAGATATACCATGATAACTTAGGAATGTGTAGGAAGTGCGGGGCAGTTGATAAGTTAGAGATACATGAGGAGACAGATGGCATAGCAGTTATCAGCTGGCAGTTACTTTGTATAGACTGTCATCTTGAACTTCCAGGCCACAGAGGCGACCGTAGCTCTAGACGATACTTATCTAAGTTGCAGGAGGATATTAATGCTGAGGTAACTGACTATGGAGGTCTTAAGAACTGGAAGAAAGCTTTTAATATAAAGGAGGGAACAAATGAGCGAACAGTTTGACATCAATAAGATGCAGAACATGAAGGAGTTGCAAGACCTACAAAAGATACTAGGCCAGATACCTAAATCTTGGGTTGATAGTGTTAATCTGCACGGAAACACACTGACACTTAATGTTAAGAAGCCTGATACTAAGACCTATCTATCCCTTACCATTGTCTCTATACCTCAAGTCTATATGCAGGAAGATGGGACAGTGAAAGCTAAAGGCGGACTCAACTTCCAACTAGCAGCTATGGAAAAGCAAGACTCACCACCAGCGCCAAAGGAGAATGAGTCAGCATGACTAAGGAGTTTGCTCCTAAGTATAAACGGAACGAGCACGGCTGGGTCATTTTTCCTTCTGATGCTGGATATCGTAAGGATGTCTTCCCGCCAGAGGTATCAGACCATCCTGCAAAGGCAAACTCTTTTCTAGTTGAGGCTATCATAGAGTATGTGTCTGACCTAGATGATAGGATAATGGATGTAATGGCAGGAACAGGGACGATACTACTAGGAGCGCTAATGGGACGTAGAGTCACCTGTGTAGACATCAGTGAAAAGTATTGTAATCTAGCTCGGGCAGGACTAGCAGCTATGGAAAAGCTTGCCCCAGGCATTTCCTCTCAGTGTATGATTATCAATGCTCCTTGTCAGTCTGTCCTTCCGCTACCAGAACATAATCACATAATCTTCTCTCCCCAGTATGCTAACATCATGAAGAGTAAGGGAACTGACAAGCTAACAAAGGAGAAGTATGGAGATATATCAGAGTACTCACAGCACCCTCTGAACCTTGGAGTAATGAATGAGTTTCTTTGGGGTCAGGCTATGGAGCTGGTGTATAGGAAGTGCTACGACTCGCTAGTTGTAGGTGGCACTATGACCTTAATTATAAAAGACCATATGAGGGATAGACGGAGAGTCCCGCTTACGCAACGAGCTGTAAAGTCATGTGAGGACATAGGCTTTGCCTTGTCTGAGTGGTATAAGTGGGATGCTCCAGGTAGTGTATACACTAGTATTTACAGAGCAAGAGGCTGGGAGGTAGTGGAGGATGAGGACATAGTAATCTTAGGAAAGTCAAATTGAAGTTTAACGTAATAGTAGTTGACCCACCTTGGCAACAAGGTAAGACTGGCAGAAGGTCTAGCAGGCCAAATCAGGAGGCTACCCTAAGCTACAACTCTATGCCGATGACCGATATAGCCAAGCTGCCTATTCAAAGTATCAGCATGGAACAATCTGTATGCTTCCTATGGACAACACAGAAGTTCCTAAGACACTCCTATGCAATCGTTGAAGACTGGGGGTTTACACCAAGATGGACTCTAACATGGGATAAGGGTAACGGCATGACACTACAGGGCTTCCATCTCAGAACAGAGTTCATTATCTTTAGCAGTAGAGGATACCTTCCAACCTTCTTGGCTGGTAAAGCTATGCCTACCTTAATAACAGAGCACACGTCCAGACAGCACTCCATAAAGCCCGACAGGTTCTATGAGCTAGCAGCTATGTTTGGGGATTACAGGGTAGACATATTTGCAAGACAGTATAGGGAAGATTGGTATTGTATAGGCAACGAACTGACAGGTAACGACATCCGTAAAGATTTAGAAGAGACCGTTAAACTATAAGAAGGAGGGACTAATGGATGATGAAGAAGCTAGAAGGATAGCAGAGGAGCATTGAGAGTGGCTATGGTCTGTGCTAAGCCTGTTTATGCACAAGCTATTCGTAGATGCTTTTACTCATGGAGTTAAGCATGAGAGAGAAAGAAAAAGGAGGAGAAAGAAATGACTACTGACAACCGCACATCACCTTGGATACAGACCTACACAGGTAGGAAGTTCTACCCACTGGAGTCTAGAGAGGAGGATATAGATATAGCTGATATAGCTCATGCTCTATCCCTTATGTGCAGATTTGCAGGTCATATTAGAGTGTTCTACTCAGTCGCTGAGCACTCCGTACTAGTAGCTCGGATAACTGACATCATGTCAAGTACTGACGATGAGACTAAGAAGCTGTGGCTCAGAGCCGCACTGCTTCATGATGCTCATGAGGCCTATACTAATGACATTACTACCCCACTGAAGATAGGATTTCCTAAGCTCGCTGAAACACAGAATGTTATTCAGGGATTGATAGTTAAGAAGTTCAACTTAAGCGGAGCAGACTCACAGCTAATAAAAAGAGCAGACGCAACGGCTTTAGCTCTAGAGGCTAGAACTTTATTCAAGGGCAAACTGATAGATGGATGGGAGCTAGAAGAGGTGCCTCCTAAGATTAAGCCGTTAGCTATTCTTGGAGGGAACCTAAGCACTGAAGATAGGTTTAAGTCAATGTTTGTCCAGTATGGCGGAACTCTATAATGCCAGCTTATCTTGGTAATAGAAATAACCAAGAAGCCTTTGATGAGCTTATCAACTCTCCTCCGCCAGTCATAGCAATAGACGTAGAAACTATCAGCTTAGAGGAGAGGATGCCATTAGGGTTTGGCATATCCACTCGTCCTGATGAGGCTTTCTATATCCGAACTTATCCTGAGCCTGAAACTAAATCTCTGGAACGTCTTATTCCTGTTCTCTCCAACCCTAATATCACTAAGGTATTTCACAACTGTATCTTTGACCTGAGGGCCTTTCCGCTTATCCCTATAGTAGGCTCTGTCCTAGACCAAACTAACATCTGGGATACTAATGTAGCAGCCAGATTACTAGGTCATATAGAAACACAGCTGTGTATCCTAGCTAGGGAAGTTGGGATGGAGATAACTCCAGCTAGCGAGCTGCTAGGGCCTAAACAAACTATGCTAGACCTGCCAGATGTTGTAGTTGCTCGGCACTGTATGGAAGATGCTGAAGCAACTATCAGACTCTACGATGAGTATAAGGACTACGTGGATAAAGATTACTTTGCTACCGAGATGAGTGTTATCCCTGTTCTTATCAATATGAGCCTTAGAGGACTGAAAGTGGATGAGGAAGCCAGAGCTAAACTACAGGATGAGTTAGAGTATGAGGTAGAGTTCTATGAGAAGATTATCCACGATGCTGGAATTGAGAAGCCAGGAAGCCCACAACAGGTCGGATACATACTAGCCAAGAGGGGTAACTTCCTACCACTGACCAGAAGTAAGAAGCAGCTAAGCACAAGGGAGGCCGAGCTGGAGTTCCTAGATGACTCGTTAGCATCTGCTGTATTGAAGTATAGACAGAGCAAGAAGCTGCTCTCTACATACATTCTACCTCTCCAAGGGGAAGACCGAATATATACGGAGTATAACTTGGACGCAGTGGTAGGTAGAGTATCTTCTAGCAGGATGAATATGCAGAATATCCCAGGTCCTAACTCAAGAAGAGGGATAGACTGTCGGCATATCTTTCTACCTGATAGCGGGCTGTTCACCACATTTGACTATACTCAGGAACATCTGTATATCCTCATGCACCTATCTGGAGATACTGAGATGAGGAAAGTGTATGAGGAAGGTTACATGGACGGAGATATACATAGCTATACAGCCAGAGAGATGGGAGTCCCAAGGGTGTTGGCTAAGACTCTGAACTATGCAGTCATCTATGGAGCAACAGCTAGAACAGTTATGGAGCAGGCTAAGATTAGAGACCTGCAGAAGTGCAGCCGACTACTAGACAACTGGTTTGATACTTTCAAGGAGGCTGCCTATTGGATTAGAGAAGTGCAGGCAGAAGGACTCAGGACAGGCTGGGCTATTCCCACACTGTTTGGCAGGAAGATAAGAATTCCTGATGAAAAGCAAGACGCTATGATGAGGAAAGCAGTAAACTATCCTATAATCGGTAGCGATGGTGAGGTCATCAAGCGGGCTATACTATTATGCAACTCTAAAGGGCTAGGCCCTCCAGCTATGGTAGTGACAGTGCATGATAGCATTACCTTTGATGGAGATGTTGAGCTGCCTGTTGAGGAGTTAGAGCTAATCCCTGGGTTCAGGATACCTGTAGACGTTAAGCAGACCTTCACATGGGAGTAAGTGAATGTGGCAAGACTACTTATTCATGACTGGAAACTTTATCTTTGTGGTAGCTTTATTACCTAGCGTTATAGGTGAAGGTAAGCCAGCGAGACTTACTTGCCTAATCACTAGCTCTGTCTTATATGCCTTCTGTATTGGGTATGCCACTTTAGGACTTTGGCTTTCTTTTGGAGCAACTATAGCAACAGCTACATTGTGGTTTGTTTTGCTACTTCAAGG